TCACCAAGATACTCACAACCAAAGAGATAACATGTTTACACAAGATAAAGTAACTATAGCAATCGCTGAGGCATACAAAAATATGCTTCAGCGCAAAGTCGGGCATATTTTTTGCGACATGGATGGTGTATTAGTCGATTTTATGGGTGGAGCTAAAAAAGTTTTAGGATATAATTTTGATGATCCAGATCTAGAAAAGGTGCAATCCAAGGACAAGATTGCTAAAACAGAAGGATTTTGGGAAAATTTAGATGCTCGCCGCGATGGTATGAGGCTTTGGAGTTTCATAAATAAGTATGAGCCAAGAATACTTACTGCATATCCATCATGGGATGAGGACGGTAAGCATGGCAAAAAGATTTGGGTCAAAAAGCATCTTCGTTTACCCGAAGGTCGTTTTTTTGCCGTTAGAAGACAAGATAAACAAGATTATGCGAAAGACGAAGTGACTGGATTGCCGAATATATTAATAGACGATTACGCTAAGAATATAACGGAATTTGAAAAAGCTGGTGGAATAGGCATCCGATATGTTGATAGTACACAAACAATTTCTGAACTTAAAAAACTAGGATTTAGATAAGGAGAAAGCAAAATGTCTTTATGGAAATCAGAAGATGCCGCTTCCAATGCACCAGTTTACACTGTCGCTTCTGGATATGGCATTTCAGTAAATGGCGTTACACTTTATGAAAATGATGACCTCTCATCTTATGGTGGAACCGGGGTCTATGGTGTAGATACAACAGAAGCCGGAATTACAACCGGTGATGGAAAAAAAGTTGCTCACGCTGGTTCGAATATGGCTAGAAGAGGGACTGGTCCCGTAGTTAGTATTTCAGCCAACACCGGCGCATACAGTAACAACAAAAATGTTTATTTGACTTTTAGTGGTGGTGGCACAGGAAATGTCGCAGCAAACGCTCAAGTGTTTGTAAACGCAGAATCAAATGCCATTCTCTACATTACTGTGCATGAACCTGGTTCATATACAACCACACCAACTGCTGCGGCAATTACGGGTGGTGACGGTGCTGCCACATTTACTATAACCATGGGTGGTAGAGCTAATCGCGTATCATATGAAACCCTTGTCGCTATGGGTTCAATGACTGGTGATAGCGATGATACTTACTTCCCAAATAGTTAATTGGAATTAAACAATGAAAAAATTTACTGATTTTTTAATTGAAAACTTAGACGTTGAAACCGGGCAAGCCATGAATGCTCATGAAATAGATTCACATACTTCAAATGGTAGTGGTCTAGAAAACGAGAAAATTCGCGCTGAAATTAATCGAAAACTTTCCATTATTTTAGATAGAAATAATAGAAGTGTTCCTAACAATAACATTCAGGCTCCCGAGATAGGATTTGAAAGAATTAGAAAGGTATTAAATACTCACGGTATAGATTTACCTGCAATTCTTGATCTAGATCAAGAAGAGGGCGAAGAGGTTTTTCAAATTAATCAGTTTGGAACTCCATATGGTCCTCTTCCCTCTGGAGCTTATGGAGAATTGAGACCTAATTATTATCTCTACGTTTATTATTTTCTAAATGATGACGGTTATTATGACTTTTTTGCTGAAATAGTTGATCAAGAAGATTTAGAAGACTATACAAGCATAGAGGGAGATGAGTCCGAAGAAGAGTAATGGATGAGTGATTCTTTTGATAATTTAAATAATGACAATTTTTTATTGTACGCTATAAAGGCATATGATAAACCAAATTGCGTTATGAGTGAATTTGAAGAAGATATAAAAAGATTCGATTATTTAAAACGTCTATTTTTTAGATATAAGGAATATGGAGACATAAAGGAAAGATTGATAATTAACCATATTATCATTCTTTCCAATGTCTTTGGTCCTGAGGCTGCGGTGCGAATGTTGTTCTTTAAAACAGAAGAGCACTATTATTCTATAATCAAAACTATTTTAATTTTCTTAAACATTATGCCAAAGATTATAAGGGGTATAGACGGAAGAAATATTCATTCTAGTGAAATTCTCTTAGATAATTTTATAGTAGACGTTTTAAGGAACACAAAATGAGTATAAAAGAAGAAAATTCTGTAGGTGGCGGCAGCGTAGCTGGGCTTGGTGTGGGTCCTCAGGGAGAACCTGGCATTTCTGGACCTATGCTTAGAAGAAAAAAATTTGCTGGGAATGTAGTTTTCACTATAAATTCCGATAGATTTAATCGTTGTAGAATGGGAAAGTGTAGATATCATAAATATGAAATGTATGTGGGCAATGACGATATTGGAAATCAAATAAGAGAATACGGAATTACTAATCCCAAAAAAGCCATAGTTGTAGAAGATGAAAAAACTGGTGCTATGATGTTTCTTCGATATGGAAAAGGATAATCAATGGAAACTTTTTTAGAAAAAGCTAAAAATGTTTTAATTACAGTAGCGCCAACCATCGCTTCTGCTATAGGAACACCTATGGCAGGAATTGCAACTAAAGCTGTCATAGACGCTCTAGGTCTAAAAAAAGACGCTGATCAAACCGAAATAGAAAACTCCATTTTTGCTGCGGGCCCGGAACAGCTTTTACAATTAAAGCAGGCAGATCAAGAATTTAAAATCCAAATGAAGCAACTTGATATTGATCTTGTTAAGATAGTTGCAGACGACAAAGATTCTGCCAGAAAAAGAGAAATAGAAACCAAGGACGTTACAACCAAAGTATTAGCTTATTTGATATGTATTTTATATGTCGGCGTTCAATTATTTCTTTTAACGCATGTCATAGATGACAGTATGAGGGAAATGGTAATGAGGGCATTGGGCACCCTCGATGCCATATTAGGATTAGTATTTTCTTATTATTTTGGTTCATCAGTCGGTGATGTGAAGAGTCGTCTGACTGACCAAGATAAGAGAGAATAGAGTGTGGCAACATCAGAACAACTCCATAATCAAATAACAGAAATAAAATATAAAGTTATGACGTTGGAAAAAGAAGTTGATAAATTAAATAATGTAATGGAAGAATTATTGACAAGTAGAAAAGACATTTATCAACTTTTTGAAGGTAGAAGATTAGAATTGACTAGAGAAATAAAAGAGATTTATGCTAAGATAAATCAAATTGATAGTGGTGATTTTGAAGAAATGAAAGAAACTGTTGATCAGATGAGAAATTTAAAATGGATGTTTTACGGTATCATTTTTATTCTCGGTTGGCTATTTTCTAACATGGAACTATCGTCCTTTTTAAGTCTATTTCATTGACATTCTACTGCTTTGCCAGTAGAATGTCATAATGAGTTTATTCCTTGATCTAAAATACATTAATTTAATCTCACCGAGATTCGAGTCTTTCGTAAAGAAAAAGGACTTTCTTTACGCATGCCGATGCCCGATTTGTGGCGATTCACGAAAAAATAAATCCAAGATGCGCGGATATATTTTCCGTAAAGGAAATGGCTTATATTATAAGTGTCACAATTGTGGAATTGGATTATCTGCTGGAAATCTTATTCGTCAACTTGATGAGGGAATGCATAAGAAATATATTCTCGAAAGATATTCACAAGGTGAAGGTGGAAACAGCAATTTCAAAGAACCAGAATTCAAATTCAAGTCTGTGCGATTTGGTAATGTAGAAGAGAAACAATATGAAAATGCAGTCAGTGTTTCCGATTTACCTGCCGAACATTACTGTGTTCAGTACCTAAATAATAGAAAAATACCAAAAGAATTTTATTCTGATATTTTCTTCACGCAAAAATTCAAATCATTTGTTGAAGAAATATATCCTGAAAATGATGCAAATCTTTATGAAGAATCGAGGGTTGTTGTTCTTTATAAAAATCAATTCAATGTTGTTGAAGGGTTGTCCGCAAGAAGTTTAGGTGATGCGAGCAAACTGAGATACATAAAGTTAAATTTCTCAGGGCAAGATAAAATTTATTATGGTAAAAATAGAGTCGATACTTCAAAACCGGTTCGTATTGTAGAAGGTGCATTTGATTCAATGTTCTTACATAATTGTTTAGCAAGTGGTGATTCCGCTCTAATTTCTGTTGCTGAAGATGTTTCTGCAAAAGAAAAGATATTGATTTATGATAATGAACCACGAAATTCTCAAATAGTTCAATTAATCGAAAAAGCTATAAACAAAGGCTACACTGTCGTGATCTGGCCAGATTTCATAGTCGGTAAAGATATTAATGAAATGTTACTAAATGGGTTTAATATTGAACTGATAGAGAATATAATTCGAGAAAATGCCTGTAGTGGGCTGAAAGCGAAGTTAAAATTTACAGCATGGAGAAAATGTTAATATGACTGATAAATCGATAAAGTTGATAAGTTATACTCAACCCACACAAGAATTTTTAGAACAAAGTGATATTCAAAATGATAACACTATTCAAGCACTGATTGCTTATTGTGCAAGGGTTTCAAATCCATCTAACCAAAACAATACTCAAACATCAGCTAAACTCATCAATTATCTTATTGAAAATAAGCATTGGTCACCCTTTGAGCTTGCTTCAGCTTGTATTGAGATAAATACTACTAGAGACATTGCAAGACAAATTCTTCGGCATAGGTCTTTCTCTTTTCAAGAATTCAGTCAACGTTACGCAGATCCGACACAACATCTTACATTTGTTCATCGTGAAGCAAGGATGCAGGATTTAAAAAATCGACAGAATTCACTAGAAACTTTAGACTATGAATTAAAGACTAATTGGGATCAATGGCAAGAAGAAGTTATTCAAATCACCAAAAAGGCTTACGAATGGGCTATAGAAAATGGTATTGCAAAAGAAGTTGCTCGTTCGGTCTTACCAGAAGGATTAACTTCGTCTAGAATGTATGTGAGTGGAACAATTAGATCATGGATTCATTATATTGAAGTTCGCACACATGAATCTACTCAAAAAGAACATCGTATTATTGCTGAAGGATGTGCAAAAGAACTTTTGCAGATAATACCCAACATTTTTACCTTTGTTTTTCGAAAATAATAAGAGAAAAAAATATGACAACAAATAAAAAGGACTACCTCGGAATTCAAATTGATTACTCTCGCGATAAACTTTTTGATGAGTTGGGATTGAAGCGATTGCGTGAGTCTTATATGAAGGAAGATGAAACATCACCACAAGAGAGATTCGCACATGTTTCAAAAGCATTTTCTACTAACGCTGAACACGCTCAAAGACTTTATGACTATAGTAGTCGTCATTGGTTGTCTTACTCTACTCCTATCCTTTCATTTGGCCGTAGTGCTCGCGGCTTACCTATATCATGCTTTCTCCCGTATCTTCACGATTCAGCGGAAGGGTTAGTTGATTGTCTCTCTGAAGTAAACTGGTTATCAATGCTCGGTGGTGGTATTGGTATTGGTGTTGGCATTCGTTCCTCTGATGAAAAATCTACTGGTGTCATGCCACATCTTAAGATTTATGATGCATCATCTCTCGCATATCGCCAAGGCAAAACCAGACGAGGTTCTTATGCTGCATATTTGGATATTTCTCATCCCGATATTGTCATGTTTATGGACATGAGAAAACCCACAGGTGATCCGAACATGCGCGCTCTCAATCTTCATCATGGGATTAATATCACTGATGATTTTATGCATCTGATAGAGAAGTGTATGCTCGATCCAGAAGCGGATGATTCTTGGAATTTAGTTGACCCACACTCACATGAGGTGCGAGAAACCGTATCTGCAAAAGAGCTATGGCAAAAGATTCTTGAAACTAGAATGTTGACTGGTGAGCCCTATATTCATTTCATCGACACATCAAACAAGCATTTACCCGAGTGGCAAAAGAAACTTGGATTGAAGGTGCGTCAATCAAATCTATGTTCTGAAATTGTTTTGCCAACAGATGAAAAGCGAACCGCTGTCTGCTGCCTCTCATCATTGAATTTAGAATATTATGATGAATGGAAAGACAATGAATTATTTTTGCGTGATATTGCTGAGATGTTAGATAACGTTCTAGAATATTTTATCAATAATGCGCCAAACACCATTAAGCGAGCCAAATATTCAGCACTAAGAGAAAGAAGTATTGGTGTTGGTGCTCTAGGTTTTCATGCATA